TTTACTTACAAGAAGAGGACGTTGCCAAGGAAAGGAGAGAAGTTTCGGTACCTATGGGTTGGGGCCATGAATAACAGAAAAGGATATGAGGAAATTGAGTTTGCTTGGGAACAGACAGGATTGTACAAGAATCCTAATGTTGAGTTGTTGTATAAGACAGTGAACATGCCTGGATTGTACAAGAACAAGGATTTCATTCAGGTATCTGAGAATATAACAATAGACAATAGAGATCTTCCTATCGAGGAATTAGTAAAGGTATATCATTCGGCTCATTGTTTCCTCTTCCCGTCTAGAGGAGAGGGTTTTGGTCTTACTCTTGCTGAAGCAATGAGAACTGGTTTGCCTTGCGTAGCGACAAGCTATTCAGGGATGCTTGATTATTTCGATTCTGCAGTTGGCTATCCTTGTGATTATTTCGTTGCAAGTGCTCAATTTCATTTTCCAAGGATACAGGATGATCCTTTGATAGTCGAGTCCAGAGTTGGAATGTGTGATGTAGGGGATCTTGCAGGATGGATGTTACACATACCACAGAATTATGATGAAGCAATAAAAAAGGGAAAGATAGCATCGGATAGAATTTCCAAGTGGTTCAATTGGCCCAATTCAGCCAAGCAATTGGTTTCTGTTTTGGAATATGAAATAAACAAAAGACGGGAACAGGAGGAAAAAGAATGACTCTCATAACAAAAACCGATCTGAAGTATGAACTTGATATCAAGGACCCAAAAAATGATGAGGTTCTAGAGCTTCTGGCTCTTGGGGTTCTAAATACTTTCGAAGGTTTGACGGATCGGACATTTGAGTCTCAGACATTCACAGAATACCATTCTTGTGACCGTTATCAGAAATCGATCTTTTTAAAGCAGCGTCCAGTAACTTCTATTACTTCTGTGCATGATGATCCTGACTGGGTATACGGTGCGGATTCTCTGGTTTCAGATACGGAATACACATTTTCTGCCGATTCTGGGATTCTTTATAGTTCTGGATTTTGGGGTAGTGGCAGAAAAAATATCAAAGTTGTTTATGTGGCTGGATATACCGAGTTGCCGACAAGAATACTGAGAGTCCTTTGTCAACAAGGAGCCCATTGGTTCAGGCTCATCAAGGAAGGCCGTTGGGACCTGTCCTCGATAGCAATGCCAGAAGGTTCTGGTACTATGTCTTTTAAAAATGTGGATCGAGGACTGCTGCCTCAGTTCATGCTTTTGGCTGAGTTGGAGGCAAGATGATTGATGTAGATATAAAGACCAAAGAATTGGATGCTCTTGTGATTGGTCTCAAGAGAAATGCAGCGGAGCGTTCGATGAAGGTCGAGAAGGCTCTTGGAGATTCATTAAAGATCACTGAGCGATTTATCCAGACGCATCTCCGAGGAGGAAATCCTCTGCATGTTCAGTCTGGAGCGTTGAAATCTTCAATTGCTAGTGAGATCCGAAAGATGGGAAAGACATATCATGGAAGGGTCGGAGCGATTGGTCCTGGCTCAGGCGTAGCTAGGGGACCTGGGTTCTATGGAAGAGTATTGGAGTTCGGAGCCCAAACTCCGGGAAACATAATCAAACCAAAACCATCAAACAAAAGAGGATTGTTGGCTTGGCGATCAAAGTACGGATTTGTAAAATCCAAGAAGGCTGGTCCCTTGTTTGGAGGATATCGCCTTCGGAGAACAAAGAACAAGGGTCATTGGATTTTTGCAAAGCAGGTACATATGCCGCCAAAGCCTTGGCTTGCCCCAAGTCTGGAAGAGGCTCGTCCTCATATATTCCGGATTTTGAAAAAGGCGAGTGTGGCCATAACCCTTAGACGTGGAGGGTCGAACAGGTGAACGAACTGAAAACAATAGCCGAGACGTTAAGAGATTTGTTAAGATCTCAAATTGACGGAACATCTGATTACAATTTTCGGTTGAATGAGGATCAGATCGTTTGCAACTCCGTACCAATGCCACAGATGGACAAGTTCCCTTACATCTTTTTGGCTAAGTGGGTGGAATCTGTTGATCAGTCAGTCCTTGCAGCTGAGTATCTGGTCAACATAGAGATCACTCTTCTTGGCGTGGTTAAGGATGCCGATGATGCGATGGGTGAGGTCGCAAAGTTGCAGAGCGATATCGACGCCGCAATTCGGACAGACCCCTTCCTTACCAAAGACGGTTCTGAATTGGTGTATGGGACGAGTTTCACTAGCACCTGTATTTCGGAGGAAGAGTTCGGCTTCTGCGAAGGCAAGTTCACAGCGAAGTACCACAAGACATAAAACATAGGAGAAAAGGAGCATGGGATATTTCAGAGGCAAGGATGGTGTCGTCAGTGTGGCTTCCAATGCGGTAGCTCAGCTATCTGATTGGACTCTCAACATTGAGGGCACTGCCATTGATGTAACAGTGATCGGGAATGACTGGAAGCAGACAGTCCAGGGTTCTCGGGGATGGAATGCCTCTGTCAACGGTTTTATTGACATGTCAGACACCAATGGGCAAAGAGACATGATCAATAACATCATCAGTGATGCTGAGGACGGAACCGTTGACAGCTCTGTGCGTTTTGAAGCCCAAGAAAATGCTGGCACTGCGGATGGTTATTTTTATGGGTCGGCCGTGATCACTGCCATTTCCGTCAACAATCCAGGAAATGATGATGTCATCCGTGTGAGCATGACGCTCACTGGGCATGGTCAGCTTTATTGGACGGCCCCAACGTAGTTCACAAACTGTGAGGTCCCTTCCCATCTATCTCTCTTTCTTGGGAGGGACCTCCAACTTAGGAGGTAGAAAAACTATGAGAGTTAGAATGTCGGAGGAACCCAAGACGTTCCGTGCTTTTAGCATTATGGGATCGTGGTCTTGGGGTTACGGAACAACCAATGGGAAAAAAGGATGGTCTCCATGGCCCGGGATTCCTTACCTGGTATTGGATGAGGGTTCGGTACTGAACGATTTCGAAGTGGATCTGGTCCCATTTCCCTATTCGGAACTTCCGAGTCAGAGGGAGATTGCTAAGTTTTCGGATGTTCAGAGAACCCAGTTTATGTATTGTGTAAAGGGATGGCGTGGTGTCCAGGATGAAAATGGGAATGATGTCAAGTTTTCCGAAGAGAACAAGCTCAAATTGTTCAACGACAGCCAGCCGTTCAGGACTTTTGTTTTGGCTAGGATCGATGAATTGTCTGGGTCGGAGATTACAATCCTAAAAAACTAATAGACGTCGCAGAGTGGGAAGGAAATGATCAGAATCTCAAATGTACTGAGTGTGATCGTTTGGAGAAGAAGGGGAAGAGGCCACGCTGCGACAAGTGCAAAATGCCAGTGTTACTTTCAGAAAGTCTTGAAGCATATTACATTTCCAGAGAGGCTCTTGCAGGGACATTCGATGGAATGGGAGCATTAAAACTTGAAGTGCTTAAGGTGCTTTTGGAGGCCAATGGATTTAGGCCTGGTACGGTTGATTATAAAATACTCTTCCGTCGTTGTTACTATTATCTGCACAAGTATCTTGTCACAACTAGGAAGAAAGATTCGTATGATAATATTGGTGAAGGAAGAACTGTTCTAGGTGGAGGAAAAGCCCCACCACGTCGGGGAGGCAGAGGGAGATTGACAGGTGGCAGACAGGTACGAAGTAGCAGTAAATCTCGTAATAAAAGATAATGGTACAGTTACTCTAGAGAGGATTGGTTCTAGTACCGAAAAACTCAATAGGAAGTTTAAATCGGCACAAGTTGGAGCTAATCAATTTAGAGGCAGTATGCTTGGTCTGAACAACACATCGAAGACTCTTATCAGGAATCTCGGAGCGATGGCTGGGATTACTGGTGGGGTTATGTTGTTTAGAGGTGCTATCAAGGGAGCAATAGAGTTTGAAAAGCAGCTCAAAGAGGTTGAATCTCTTTTAGATCAGGAACTTGTTCCGATGATGGGGACGTTTCGAAAGGGTATTCTTGATCTTGCAAAGTCGTATGGGGAGGGAACGGCATCTCTAACTAAAGGACTTTATGATATTATTTCTGCCAGTATTCCTGCAGAAAAAGCTCTTGGCGTTCTTGAGGAGGCTACAAAGGCAGGAAAAGCTGGTTTGTCTTCAACTGCTGCTGCTGCAGATGTTCTTACGACTGTTATAAATTCCTATGGAATGAGCGCGGATGATGCTTCTGATGTAAGTGATACACTCTTTACTACTGTCAAGTATGGAAAAACAACTTTCGATGCTCTGGCTCATACCGTGGGCCGTATTGCCTCTACAGCAGCAGCTGCTGGTATTTCTTTCGAAGAGGTTGGAGCTGCTCTAGCTACGATGACCCGTGCTGGATTGAGTACGGATGAGGCTGTCGTGGCTTTGAACCAAACTCTGCTTACTTTTCTTTCTCCTACAAAAGATGCTGTTGAAGCTGCAAAGAAGCATGGATTGGCTCTCAATGCAGAAACGCTCCAAACCAAGGGATTGATTGGCACTATGGCTGAATTGAAAGGAATCACAGCCGAGCAGTCAGCCGAGATCTTTACGAATATACGGGCTATGCGTGGTGCTATCATGTTGATCAATGATACGGAGGGAGCGCAACGAGACTTAGAAAATCAGATGAACAATCTAGGATCGACACAAAAAGCTCTTGCCACTAATATGAGTACTGTTGATCAAAAGATAAAAGAATACAAAGCCTCATGGGATGCTTTGGTAAAGAGTGGCAGTGAGCATTGGTTGCCTTTCCTTGGTGATACATTTGAATTGCTTACTGGTATTAATGAAGCAATAGCTTCTCTCCCAGAGAAGATGCCAATGCCAGAAGGTAAAGAAATGTTTGATAAGGAGTTTAGGGATTGGTGGGCCAAACTTTGGGAAGAGAAAGGAGTTTATACGCCTCCGGAGATCAAACCCCGGACTCTTGGTGAGACTCAGGCTGGAATAATGAGAGGGCTTCCAGAAGGGATGCCTATGCCGGAGGGTTATGAACGTCGGGTTCTGTCATATCCTACATATCAGCCCGAGTCCTATTGGCAAAAACAAGATGAGTCTTTTAGTAAGAAAATAAGTGAAAAGAGAGCCAAAGAGATAGCTGAGTTAAAGGCTCTTGGAAAGGAGATGAAAGAGGACATTGATCTTGCAACTCAGCTGGTAGAGGTTGAGGAGCGGTCTGATTATATGAGGAGGAAACGCTCTGGTACATTTGAAGCAGATTTGGTAAGAAGTCGTATAGAACTTCAAGAAGATGGTTTGCGCAAGATAGCTCAATTGTTGGAGGTTGAGTTGGATCTTGTGGATAAATCTGTTGAGAATAGGAATTTGACATACGAAGAGGGAGAGCAGAAAAAACTTGCAATGGAGGCTGAGTATCGTCAGAAATCGATAGATTTTATGATTAGCAACAATAATGAGAGATTGGCTGAAATAAGAGAAGCCAGATCTTTGGAGATAGAACTTGAGAATAAATTGGCAGAGGGGAAGTTGGCTGTTCTTGAAGATTCCTATGAGAAGGGACTTATCAAGGAAAAGGAATATATAGAACAGAAACAAGCCATTGTTTCTGCTTCGTTTCAGCGACAAATAGACGAACTGAGGAGACAGTTGTCGGAAGAAGGTCTGTCGTTGACCGAAGCAAATATTATCGAATTCAGAATTGCAATTCTTGAAGAGGAACAAAAGCAAGCTATTGCTGATGTTGATAGAACTGTTGGCGAGATGGAGGAAATAGCCGAGGAAGGATCTCGTACCATAACAAGATCAATGAGTAGTTTTGTCGATTCTGCTATCACTGATTTCGATAACATGGGTGATGCGTTTGCGCAGACTATTCAGGGGATGTTGAGTGATCTTTCACAGCTTGCTATGCAAAAGGCAATTTGGGAACCGGTAGGCGATTGGATGTCTGATCTGTTCGGTTCTGGATTGAGTTCTTTGGGTGGAGGCGGTGATTGGGGAGTCGAGGGTGTCATGCCGGACGTGGACTTACAAGTTCAGAGTGGGGGACACATTCCCGGTTCCGGCTCTGGAGACATTGTGCCCGCAATGCTTGAGCCCGGAGAGTATGTCATACCCAAGAAGAGAGTGCAGCAACTTGGTGTTGGATATTTGGAAGGCTTACGTCGTGGTTATCAAGAGGGTGGGATTGTAGGCAGCGAGCCGTTTCGTGTAAGTCCCTTTGCCGTGTATAATCCAAATACGGGTTTTCTTACGATAGGAGGTGGGACAGATTTCAAGGGTGCGGTCTACAGTCCTGAATGGTACACCAAGGCGATGTGGGACCCCTCCATTTCAGGTACGTGGCAAATATGGAATATGGGTATCAAGCAGCCTTTCCAGAGGAGAGAACCCGCTCCACCGACTCCACCGACGCCTGGCCCACCGACACCACCTCCGCCAGGTCCGGAACCTCCATTGCCTATACCCGAGGAACCACAACCACCACCACCACCAACTGTGGATCCAAATATTCCTCCACCAGAAGAACCAATTCCGGATTGGCTTCTTCCACAAGATGAAGCTGCCAGAAACAATCTTCCTGCTTGGGCTCAATCTCTATACGATATATTTGGGTACTCACCACAGACCGGAGTGCCTTCTCCCTTTATAGAGCCGAAGGGCACTATCAACCGATGGAAAATGCCAGCTATTACACAACCGATTCAGGATCTTCTAAACCAGTTTGGGTTCCAGGCAAGTCCTCTAATTGGTATACCATATGATTATTTTGGTACTTATGGTGCATGGGCAGAGCCTCTGTTTGCTCTGTCTATGATTACGGGTCTAAAGTCTCCTTATTTGACAGCAATTCCGGACATAGCGCAACTTCTTACGTCGGGCTTTCCTGGGGTGATTGAGGAGGTGCCTGCAGCGAAAATGTCGAAGGAGAAGTTGGCTGAAAAGTTGCATGGGATGGTCAGCAACCATCAGAACATCTTAGAATCCAATGCCTATGGTGGTGAGCTGCTTGCGGATATGCTCGAGGGCCTTTACTACAGTCTCGGCACCAGGGGGACTCTGGCTGTGGAGAATCCAAGCATTTCTTCACAGGCATTTGACCGGATGGCAGATCTTTACAGGAATTATTACGATGCGTACATGGATAGTAGTGAGGGTTTCGCGTCTTCTTTTAGTATGAAGCAAAAGCATGCTGGGTATATTTACGCCAGAGGGTATTATGACTATGTTGTTGCTGAGATGATGAGGAGCCTGTCTGATCTTGGTCCTTTCAAAGTGGGCGATCGCCCTGCATGGGTTGGGGCTCACTATCTCGAAGGTCCTGCATCTCCTGGTGCTTGGTTTCCCACGGACTTTATGAGTTGGATGAAGCAGACAGGAGCCTATGATCCCTTCAAGCCTTTTCCCAACAAGACCGAAGACCAGTATACTGTATCTGATTGGTTGATGTTGGGAACTTTCAAAGACGCTTTTCCAGAGTGGAGAAAATATCGACAGGGAGGTGTGGTTGGTCTTCTAGAGCCAGGAGAAACAGTGCTTCCCAAAAAATATCATCAAGGAGGAATAGTGGGCCAAGAGGGAGCGGGTGGTGTGTCGATATCTCCAAGGGTGACTATCAACATAAACAACCAGACGGGCATACCCATAGAAGCTGAAGAAGAGTTTTCTATGTCTGATTTTGAAGGAGTTGTGAAGTCCATTGTGATCAAGGCCAATTCGAGGGATCCAAGATTTAGAAATGTGATGAGAGGGAGATAGAGAATATGGCAACATGGCCAGTTACTCTGCCAGATTGTAGCATAGGCGTTGGATATTCAGGAAGCAAGGAGAGAGAAATATTACGTACTCCTTTCAGAGCTGGATATGTGGCAACAAGACCAATACATAACCGAGCAAGGAGTATTTTTCGTTCTGTCGGTTGGTCTGCTTTGGAAGAGTCTCTGTTTACCACGTTTATGGATTTCTTCGACACGACGTCTGCATCTGGTGATACATTCACTTGGTATGACAATTCGAAGGACACTCCTGTGGCGTACACGGTAAGGTTTCTTTCTAATTCCATATCTTGGTCACTTGTGAATCCCAATATGTACAGGGTTACATTCGATCTGGAGGAAGTGTAGATGCCAAGGTCACTGACAGCGAATCAGATAGAACACAAGAATTATATTTCTGAGATTGAACCGTGGATTCTGTTAGTGGAGATTGTCATTTCACATATTAGAACTCTGGATTATGACGGCCAAACTCAAAATTTCACGGTAGGTGCGCTTGTTGTTGGTCAGACCAGTGGGGCTGTTGCGAGAATTATAGCAGATTCTGACTCCGGTTCTGCTGGTACGCTAACTCTGTACGATGTGAGAGGAGAATTTGAAGATGATGAAACCATAAAGGATAATGTGCCTGTGAGTGGTTCCTATGGAGAAGCGGTGGTGGATGGCACACTGACGGATCCTGGAGACACGACATATCGCTATGCTGCTGCTTTGGAGAATATCACATGGGATGGAGAGACATGGATTCGTAGAGCTATGGAGCCTGACACAGTGGAGTACAGTGGAGAGGGGAAGTTGCATTCTATGAATATTAGTATAGAGGCTTTAGACTTCTCTGATGCTTTCACTGACTATATCTATCGGTGTCGTGGTCTTAAGGCAGGTGAGGCAGTAACGATACGTTATGTTCACGAGGCACATCTGGCAGATGCTGCTGCTATTGAGGAGGAATATGTTATAGCAGAAACTGCTGTTGGTGATGGCGAGTTTATTGAATTGTCTCTTGTTGTTCCGGAAAGGGTGTTTGGGCTATTTCCGAAGGATGTGTATGACCAAGTCTATTGTAGATATAAGTTTGTTGATGGTGATACGTGTCAGTATGGGGGTTCGGACACTACCTGCGGCAGGCTTTTGGCTAATTGTTTAGAAAAGGACAATGTAATCAATTTCGGTGGATTTCCTGGAATACCAGGACAGGAGTTCGAGTAGATGGCTGTGCAATTCTTTGCAGGTGTTGCTCTTAGTTTATTCACGAAGTTGGGTTCCTCGTTCTTTGGTACCCTGCTCGGGGGAAAGCAGCGACGGCCTTTTGTGCCAACTATGCTTCCTGTACCGAGACCACAAATCCCTTCCATTTCTGGGCTTGGTACTGAGGGCGATGAAACTACTTTGGCTTATGCATGGGGCGGTCCCATCAATAGTGAATCGCCAGGGCTTCCAATCCCGATAGCTGGTGGGGAATGCCGGGCCGGTCTTCAGGTCATCAATACATATATTCTTGGTGGCGAGGGAGCTTATGATGTGTTGTATATCTTGTTTGGCATTTGCGAAGGCCAGGTAGAAGAGGCAGTGAAGGACGACAATCCTGAGAATATATGGATCACAAACGAAAAGAGGCTCAGTGAGGCTCAGGGAGCAGAATGGGAATCTGCAGTTGGTACCAAAGATCAGTCTGTATTGTCTTGGTTTGACAAGATTCATCAACTTAGGCAGATTAATCAAGAGATTTTTGAACCAGCAAAACTCGTCATCAATTTTGAGACTACTGGTTGGCTGAACTCGTGTGTCCGTGGTCCTGACTTCACCACCCAAGGTTCACTTCCTATAAATTCGACTGATAAAAAGTTTGGATCATACTCTGCGGGTCCTCCGTCTTCTACTTCTGATTATCTGTCTTTGGATTACACGTCAGATATCCATCTGGGAGGCGATGATTTTACTATAGATTTCTGGGGATATGCGGATTCTGCCAAATGGACAAATGCTAGCAACAGATTGTATTGTGCTTTCAAGTGGCAGAACGAGGGGGATGATACTGGGTGGGGTCTGGTGCTTAGAACAACTGCCGTTGGTGGTGGAACTATCACGGTAATGGAGGAGTTCTATCATCATTATGGAGGAGTGTCCAGGAGGATAGCAAAGAGGTCTTTGTCGATGGTTTTGAATCAAGATCAATGGTATCATTTTGCTCTTGAACGATGGAATGGTGTCATCAGGTTCTATGTGGATGGGGTTGACAAGACAGATCATGACTATCGGTATGATGAAGCAGAGGAAAGATTCACTCCTGCACCTTCTTCAAATGTGGCTTTTGCACTGTTTCGTTATATGACAACAATGCCATATTCCTGTCAGGGTTGGGCTGGAAGTATTGATGAATTTCGGTTCATGAATGGGAAGGCAATGTATAAGGGTATAGATTTCACTCCGGAGACTGCGGCATATATGCCGGGATGGACAGCCAATGATGGTCTCACCTTCTACCATTCTGCTCCAGTGCTTTCTGCTCTTGGTGAGGCTGATGAGTTCAATTTCATAGTTTCCTTTCCACTAGGTCTTTACGACAACACCGAGAACGATTACAATCATAATTGTAGGATTGTCTTGTTGTTTCGTGATGAGGATTGGGATGCTGACGAGTGGGGAAAGCTCGTTTCAGATGTTATCAAGAACCATAGCACTTGGGACAATGGGTGGAAAATTACTGCTGGCACGACGAGTCCTCATCGTGCTCATTTGAATTGGAGGATGCGTGCTCTTAAATATGATAATCGTGGAGGAGGTTCTGCTTTCACCATAGGCGAGACTATCACGGGGGGAACATCCTCCTGCTCTGCCAAGGTTTGTTACGACTACGATCTTGGTAGCAATACTGGGATTGTTTACATAGGTTGGGATGAGGACTCGGATAATTTTCAAGTAGACGAAGAAATCACTGGAGGAACATCCTCTGTAACCGCCGATGTTGATGATCCTGAATACGATCCGATAGAGACAGGGAAAGCAACTTATCTAAGGAAGAGCAAATACCAATTCAAGTTGGTCAAGAATGCTTCAAAGGATTTTCAGGGACAGAATTCTTATTCGATTCTTGAGTATATGGATGAGGTTCTGAATCGTTCTTTAAGATATCCAAACATGGCTCTTCTAGGATTGAAGTACCCGTTTGGTGGAAAACAGACGGTTACCACTGATCAGTTGGGCCCCATGTCTGTTCTTGTGAAACGTGGAACTCAGACCTTGCCTACATGGCCTTCAGGAACCACATCCCGTGACACTTCCATTCCAGCGTGGTTTTGTCTCGATTGTTTGACCAACACGAGATGGGGTCTTGGTGTTCCGATAGCGAATTTGTACCAAACGGATTTTGAATCTTGGGAGGAATTCACTGAGGGGACTGTTGGGCTTCTTAGATATGAAGGAACTCACACGTCAGCCACACCCTCCGGTACAGTATTAACGGATAGTGGAGCGTCCTGGGTGAATGACGAGCTGATAGGGAAGATAGCAAAGAATACAGAGGATGGAAGTGAGGGTGTGATCACTGACAATGACGGAACCACAGTGACAATGTCTGGTGGGTTGTCTGGTGGGAGTGATGACACATGGCAGGAAGATGATACTTATGAAATTCATGATGCTGGGTATCGTGTCAAATGGAGAGGCTTGTTGGATTCCCAGAAAGATCCTGATGAATCTCTTGATATTGTGTCCGGCATGAGTCGGGCCAGAATAATCAGACTAGGTTCGATTCGTCATGTGTCTCTAGAAAAGACCGGAAGCGCATCACATCTATTTACTGTTGGAAATATCATTGACGGTTCCTTTGCTAGGGGTGATATAAGAAAGGACCAGAGGTCGCATGGATACAAGATTTGGTACAACGATGAAGATAAGGAATATCGAAGGAAATCAGTGGTCTACTATGGTCCTGAATATAATTCAACTTCTGAACCGTTGCGTGTTCCCGAGGAGTTTGTTATAGGTTTGACCAACAAAGATCAGGCTAGAAGGATGGCTATTTTACGATATCAACTCGAGGTTTTCCCTTGTAGTCAATGCACGTTTTCTGCGGGTCTTGATGCTATCGGAATTCTTCCTGGAGACATAGCAAAGGTAATCCCTGATTCTCCTTACTCCTATGGTGGTCGTATTGTTGCAGCTAGCACTACTCAGGTGATTATCGACAGAGCGATTGACGTGTCAGGATGGGGTAGTGGCTATCCTCAGATAATCTATAGAAATTCGGATGATGGTACCATTTACACTGAGGATATTGTTATCCCTCTGGATACGTATGACAATATCTATCATCCACTTCCCCATGTGGATCCAATAGGAAATGGAGGTGGCGATACAACTCATCCCAATGAGGTAAACTTCTTCTTCGAAGGGAAGGCTTCTGGGGATAGTATTCTTCAATATGATGCTTATGCTTTCAACGCCAGTGAAGTTCGAATCTTGGTCAATGGAAACAATTTGGGATATGAGGATGCCTCCAGTGCTTGGGATCGTAAACGGACTGTTACCTTGCCTTCGGCATATCTGACATCGGGAGTGAATGTTGTCACGTTCGATAATGTGAACAACCCTCCTTCCTCGGATGTATGGGCTGTTCAGAATATCCGTCTCTTGGATCATCCAACGCATGGTGGTACCCTCCTTGAAATTGCGTCCGGCACCTGGACTGAAAATCCTGTTCTGTATGATGTTTATGCTGTTATTCATAGGGGTTTGGCTGGGAATCCCGGACCATATCCAACAGAATATAGGATTCTTGGTTGTGAGAGAACGGAAAAGATAATTCATAAGATATCTTGTATTGAATATTGTCATGACGCTTATTTTCACAAAGATTACGGAACGACGGAGTTGTAGAGAAATGGCGATTCGATGGAGAGTGAGATGTGATACAATTGCAGACTTAGCTGGGGATGACATTCAAAAACTTGTTTCCCTTGCTTCTAGTCTCAATCTTGTTCTTGAGACGAAGATTGATGGGGTATGGGTTGAGATAAAAGGGATAGAAGAACAAGAGAGGATGATCAACGCAATAAAGAGAGCAAAGGAGAAAGGCCTCCAAGTGGCTAATTATGAGAAGGAGCCAACTGTAATCAAACCGTCTTAATTACGAAAGGAGAAAAGAAATGGGAAAAGAAAACAAAGATGTGCAGGTGGAAGTTGAAGCAAAGGAGGAAGTTGAAGCAAAGGAGGAAGAGCAATCCTTGTCCCCTGAGAGAATGCATTTTCTTAACAAAGAAGCGTTAAGATTGGAAAGGAAAATTGCTGATCTTAACGCACAGATTGGAAATCTCAAACAGGCCATCGGGAATCTCAAGGGAAGTCTTGCTGTAATTCAGCAAGAATTGAAAGGAGGTTAATCGGATATGTCCAGATCCAGTGTTGTTCTGGTAGCTGGGGAGAATCAGAAGCTGTTGTTCACTGTGACAGACAAGTCCAGTGGCAATGCTGTAGACTTGTCTTCTGGGACTTCTTTTGCTTTGTCTGTTCTGGGACCTTCTGGAGAATTGTTTGCGAAAGCTGATGGGGCTTTCGAGAAGGCTGAAGCAGCAAGTGGTGTTTTAACAGTGGCTTGTGATTTCGCTACAGAAGGAAGATACAACGGAGTATTCACAATCACCTTCTCAGGAGGGACTATTAAGAAGCATCGTTTTGGGGTGGTGATAGAAGGAGCTGATTAAACCATGGACAACAAGGAAAGACCCATTCATGAACAGTGTAGTCAACATCCACTTAAATGTAAAAGCATCAATGATATACAAAAGGATATGGCAAAGATGCAAAAAGATATGCTTCGTATTTGGAATAGTATTGGTGAAAGAATAAAAACGCAGACTCTTCTTGCATTCCTTGCTATTCTGACTACT